GGTTCATATCTTCACTACCGCTAAAGAAGTCTTCAAAAGACACTCTAGATGTTATACTAGGCTTTGAATAAGTAGGTACATAACCTCTTGGGTCATCGTCTGAAACAGATGCTACTGTTATAGCTCCAACTGCAGTCGCACTTGCATCTGCGTTTGTTGCATTGCTATAGCTTACTGTAGCTAAACTAGGTGCACTTGGAGCACTTACGCTTACAGTTAAAGCACTTATAGCATTCATATTATTCATCAATCTTTGTAAATAATTTCTAGCAGCATATAAAACAACAGCTTGTTCAGCTTCATCTGGAAAATTATCTATAGAACTGTCTCCATAAGCAACAGTTATTGCAGTATTAATATATACAACTCTACTATCACTTGATTGGTTACTAGCAGGATATGTATTTAAATTATCTCCTTGTATGATATATGCTGGGTCGCTTTCTGACGCAGCTTCCATATAGTTTGTATCACTAACTCTTCCCATTAAAGAAGGGTCAAGTTTTCTACAAGGCATAAATGCTTTACTAGAATGATTGTCGTCTCTTCTTACGACAGATAAAATTTTCTTTCCCTCTACGTCTAAAGTATTTGTAAAAGCTTGATTGCTGACTACTCTTTCTAATTTTGTTGGACTAAGTATATCTAATACTGTTCTAGCTCCAGCAGTTAACCAATCGCTCATAGCTGCAGTATCTACACTAGAGCCTCCTGATATATCTTCTAATTGTACTTGAAATGTTGCCATTATCTACCTTGTCCTCTATATGTTTTCTTATATTTCTTTAAACTTTTTGAACAAACAAAAAGGGCATTAGTACTTGGTTTTGTTCCAAGTTTAGTATGTTTGCTTTGTCCTTGTCTTGTCTTCTTTAGAGTTTTCTTCTTTCCGGACAAATCACTAAAAATGCTTCTTCTCATTTCTTCTTCTTGCGACCTTTTTTCTTTTTCTTTTTAGGTGGTCTTCCTACTTTACTTCCATATGTTCCTTTTCCGTACGGCATAATATCTCCTATTTCACACTAACAGTATCGTTATGTTCCACTCCTTTGGACTTAGAAAAATCTCCAGAGCCCAACTTCGGAGTCAGATTTTTTTTCTGGCTTTCTTTGATATGTTCATTCATATCTTTAGTTCCAAAATCTATTTGGTCTTTTCTAATAGCTGTTGCCCAAGGACTGTTTTCCCTTATGACAAACTGCGTATTCCATTTAGATTCAGAAGCCTTCTTTCCACAAGAAGGACAATTAAAAAATCCTTCTGGATTAGGCTCACTACAATGTTGGCAGTTTTTAGCCATTATCCTTTATGAACAATAATATAGGCTATTCTACTTCTATCTAGCTTTACAGCCTTTATATCAACTATAGCTCCAGAGCTATCATCAAGCCCTTGAATATAATCATTAATATCTTTAGCCAAAGAACCAGAAACTGAATCTGCTTTTGGGCTTATATCATTAATGATAATCTTTGTAGTTGTATTGTAATTCGCCATTTTTTTCTCCTGTTAATTTTAAAAAATCTTTTTTGGATTCGGGGTTAATCCTTTATACGAGTAACCCCACAGTTCCAAAAACTGCTAATCTTCACAGATTATTACGATGTTTGAATACCATTGTTGATACTACTTAACGCAGTAAACAGCCACTCTCCACCCCAAAATATTAATTCTACAACATCACCACGTTGAGCGGTTGTGTCAAGAATAATGTTTGAAATTTGAGTACCTGCTGTTGAGTTTGCAGCATCTCCGCCAGCATCTTTATTAACACCACTACCAATTGCACTTCCTAGAGCGATTGTAATATCAGCGGTTGGAGTTTCCTCCCAAACGATGAATTTATAATGCACTCCGTCTAAGCCTGTTGAAGCTGTAGGAAGAGTAACTGAGAACGCGCCGTCTGCAGATGAACACATATATACTTTACCACTATCAGCATTTGTTAAAGTAACTGCTGCTGTTAAGTGTTCTACGTGTTTTCTGTAGTCGCCTTGTCCACTATTAACTTCTAAATACGAACTTCTCATCTTAGATTCCCTCCACATTGTATAGAGCGTGAACTTCTGGTAATGTGATTTCAAGACCTGCTTCTGTAAGAATCATATCTTTTCTTAAATCCTCATCAGATGCCTGAACATTTGTTTGGATTTGAGTATCACGATTAACTCCGTTACCAACTAGTGGTCTGTATGATAAGTTTGACATATCTGCCATTAACATCATTCCGCTAGCCATTCCTCTAAATAATGGTTCTTTCACAAGGTATAGACTTCCGTGAACAGTATTAATTTGACTTAATTCGTGTCCGAAAGCACCTTCTGCTTTTTCCATATTGTATCTGTAAGGGCTATTTGAGTAGCCTTGAGTAGCGTCGACAAAAGCGCCGTCACCCATTTTGTTAAAGAAAGTAATAACCGGTAAAGAAGCTAAAACAAGTCTTTCGCTTGCTCCGCCTCTTGCTGGGTCAAATATTACTTCCATATCTGCAAGAAGTCTATCGTAAGTTAACTCAGCTTGAGCAACACTTCTGTAGTATGCACTACCAGAAGAGTAACTTAATGCTGAATCGTCAGCTGTTGGGTTGACGTTTTTTACGATGTGTCCTGCTAAACCTTCGGTATACTGAATTCCGTTTACACGTGCGCGTTGTCCAAAAAGCATAGCTCTTTCGATGTCCACTTTGTGTTCACGGAGTTTTTGTGCCCAGATTCTATCAAATTCGTTAGCATAACCACGATGACGTGTTGCTATCGCTGTGTTGGTAAGCTCACAAGCTGTTTTAAAGATTTGAGTATATCCATAATCGTCATCTAATGTATCTGAAAATGTATCAGGTGAACCTGTTCCTTCTTCAAATGATGTACCAACTATTTGGCAAGCATCATTATCAGATAAAACATTATATCCTGTTACATTAGCATTAGATACATCTACTATTCTACCTGTAAAGGCAGTAGCTGATGCACCGATTGATGGAGCACTTTCAACTCTTACTAAAGCTTGAGACCATCCTGCTGTTGAATCAACAGTGTTAACAGCAACAACCATTCCTTTTGTAAGGAATGAAATTGCACTGCCTGAACCGTCATCAACAGAGAAGTCATATGAGTTACCAGCTGTAACAGCACTTCCACTATTAACAGCAGCAGCTAAATTAAAGTTACGTGAAGTCCAGTTTGTTACTGTTCTGTTTTCTAAGAAACGGAAAACAGGGTCATCCACTGGGTTTTTTGCAACTTTATTTAGGTACACGAAAAAAGGTGATTCTTCTGGCATAAGTTCTGCAACTCGGTCAGAAAAATCATACAACTTTCTTTGGTCTGGATTTTGAAATCCACTGATGCTACTAGTAGAAACGCTGATATCAGATTGTTTTAATGTATTCTGATTATAAGCCATTTTTAGTATCTCCTAAGTTAACTATTATTTTTCTATTTAGCTAACCTGCCACGGCTTGACGAGCCCATAATTCTATCCCAAACTTGGTCCGATTCATTCTTTTGAGGTGCGTCTCCGCCTTGTAAAACACCAGCTGGTTTAGGGATTGATTTAGCCCTTTCAACAGCTTTTTTGTTTACATTCTCTTTTGCTCCTTGACCTTTGCTTTCTTTCCATACCTTAATTAAGGATTCTATTGGAAGGTCAGCTTTTGGTGTAGTAGCAAAACTAAGAAATTCATTCGCATCTTCTGTATTAAGATTATGCTTTGAGACCAATTCAGTTTTTAAATTACTCATCGCCATTTGACCTTTTAATTTGGCAAGTTCTCTATCTACTGTATCGTGCACAAGCTTTTGTTCGTTCGCCACCCTATATTGATAAGATGATGATTCTGGCTTGTGATATGCGTCCCAAGGGTCAAATTCTTCTGCACTTTGTACAGGTTCATTTGACTGAGATTCTCCAACAAGTGTTTTCTCTATGCTGTCGACTAATTGAGGATTGTTTTCAAGCGCTCCTCTTAACTGTTGTAATTGTTCGGTATCCTCGCTGAGTCTATCTAACTCAACAGTTTTTTTGTCGTACATAGATTGAAACTTTTTAGCTTCTTGTTCCCAATCTACAACTTCAGTCATCTCTTCTTCGACAACTTGTTCTTGTGGTTCTTCCATAGAAATAGTTCCATTAACTTCTTCTACGCCTTCCACTATTGGGTCTTGTTTTTCAACCTTTACTTCTTCTGACATATTTTTCTCCTTCCTGATTTCGTTTTTAAACGCTTAACCAGATTGTTGTTGTTTTTGCTTTTCTAGCCTGTCTTCTTCTAAAATAGAATTTGCCATACCATCTGCCATCTGCGACATTTCATTTATCTTATCTCTTTCTTTTGACTTAGACGATTCAAGAACTTCATTCAGCTGTGATTTGAATTTTTCAGTTTCTACTCTTTGACGAGCGCCAACTGCTTCTCTTCTAGCTGTTTGAAGGTCTCCACTAAGCTCTTTTACTTGATTTTCAAGTTGTGATATGTATTGTTGCATTTGCGATATTTGGCTCTTTCTTTGAAGAACACCTTCTTTGTCAAAGATTTCGCTTTTCTTCAAAACCTCGACATCGTCTACCAGCCCAAGTTTATAAGCATCAAGGTACATATTGTATTCTGCTACCTTATTGCTCGGTAAAGTTGAGCCTGATATTATACGAACATCGTGCTGACCCAAAGATATATCATTTTGAATCGTAGCTAGTTCGTTTTGTGTGTCATCGTACAATCTTGCATTAACTGAAAATTCAGTTAAATCATTGTTCGGTTGCACAATTCTAAAAGTCTTTTCATATTTATAATGGTCTTTTGCTAAGTTATATATTACTTGTCCAACTTGAGCTAAGCTCATTTCAATATCTCTTAATTTTGATTTTCCTCTAGACTCTCCCATTTCTGATAAAAGCATTGTACCTCTAACAGATTCAGGTGCCTGGTCTTTGAATCCTTGTAGTAATTCTGGAATACCAAAATTTAAATCTATATATTTTTCTACCCTATCAATTAAATAATAAAACTCACTTGTTAAAGGAGCTGGTTGAGGGTAGTGTGGCTCTCCAAATTCTGGATTATATTCAATAACAGCATTTGGATTTGCCCAATCTTTTTCTAACTGACTTATATTGTCAACACTTCCTTCAGGGATTAGTAATTTTAATCCTGCTGCAGACTGAGCGTGTGACAAGGTCAAAGAGAATAACTTATTTAAAAGCCTTTGAGAGTCTTTAACCTTGTTCACATCTGACTTTGGATAGGGAGTGTTAGTCCAAATGTTCATAAAAGGAACAATTGGATACGTATCAGTATTAAGAACACGCTCAAATAATAAAACATCTCCTACACTACAACATTGTGCAATTCTTGTTTGCATAACCTGTTCTATTTCAATTGAACCAGATTCAATTGCTTTTATAGTTTCAGGGTCTTCTAATATTCTAGCATATATTTCGTCATTTATAATTTTTTCTGTTCCTTGTAAAGTATTAAATAATCTATAGTAAGGAACTTTAAGTTTGTAAAATCTATCAAGTATTTGATATTTATGATTTTCTTGATAATCCAACGATTTTGCTTCAGCTGGGGTAAATATAGTATTAGTGTTTTTTAAATTTGACGTAGGGTAATCTTCTCCATATAAACTACTAGGACCAACCTCTATATCATCAATAGACTCTTCAAGCTCTGGATAAGTATCTAACAATTGATTTTTTGTTAAAAATGTTGACAAAATAATCCCAGAAGCGTCTTCAAAATATCTATCCCTAGAGGCTGGGTCTACATAAACCCTAAAAGGGTCTACGTTTTTATACTTTACTTCTCCTCTACCATAATCTGCTTCTGGGTCAATGTATACATACATATACCCAACTCCTTGAACAGCATAGTCGTGAACAACCTGCTTAAAAACACTATCTCCTTTTGATATGTCCCAAACATATTCCAGTATAGTATTCCAAACTTTTGAAAGTTTGTTATCAGAATCTTCTCTACCTATTGTGCTAAACCTTGCAGGTCTTGCTGTAAGTAGAGATTTTAACTTATCTACTGCTGCATAAACTCTATCAATAACAAAATCTGCTTGACCTACTGAAGCCAAAGCATTCGATTCATCTTTTGTATAATGATTACCTAAAACAAAATCAACCGCATTTCTTGCTTCTACATCCCATTGCTGTCTTGCGTCGCTCCATCGTCTAAAAAGGTCTCGACTCATCTGCGGTTTGCTTATGTTATTGTATTCGTCGTTTTTGATAATATTCTCCCAATTTACTTTTACGTCTAAAATAACAACTTTTAGACGCTATTGTCAATACATTTTTAAGTTTTTTGACCAGTAATCCAGGATATTACTTGAGATGATAAGTTTTCGTCTTTTTTACTCATTCTGTCTTCAAACTTATCTATGTCGATAGCAGAGCTTTTGGGAGGTTTAGCAGTGTGCACTGCATACCACAAACCGTCCAACAAGTCGTCGTTCTTTCCTTTTGGGAATTGAAACATTTCATCTATTATTTCTTGATGTTCTTTTTTAATAAATAATTTTCTAGAATTTACTACAGGACAAAGCAAAGCTTCTATCCTATCTTCTTTTTTTATACCAGCAGGAGGCCTAATTCCTTTAGCTAATCCAGGAGCAAGCCTTCTATCTTTTCCAATTAATTTGTTTACATAGTCTTTAATAACTCCTTGAGCTCCAACTTTTTCAACATTAACCCTTCTAACCGGATTAAATCTTTTTGCATATTCAAAAATTCTTTGAGGCATATCATATAAAGGAGACCTTTCTCTGTAATAGTCTATTAAATAAACATTTCTATCTTTGTCTATAGCCATAGTTAAAATTACTTGAAAGTCACTTGTAGAATTAGCTTCGTAGGCAAGGTCAACTCCCATATATACGTTTACAGGGATAGCAGACTCGTCTATCATCATATAATTAAAACCATTTCTAGACTCCATAGCTCCTTTATAATAATTTATTCTATCTATTTTAAATTTCGCAGAATCTAAATCTCTTGCTTCATTCAAATATTCTTGAGCAAACTTATGAACAAGACCCATATCTGAGAATCTTCTTCTTATATCAAGTAATTTCTTTTTACTAAAATAACTTGGCCACAAAGGAACATCGTCTTGAATAGCTTTTTTATACATTACTTTCCAAGCATATCTTCTATTATCTTTTTCAGCTTCTAAATGACCGTCATATATTGTCTGTAAAAAAGAATCATAATGAACAATTGTTCCAATTAACCAAATTGAACCTTCATTCTCTTTTGAATTTTCTAGAGCTGGCTCTACTGTAGACATAACCCACTCTTTAATCTCTCTTCTTCTATCTACTGTTTTTGTATTTAACTCCGATTCAAAGTCATCAAGAATAATTTTAGTATATCTTAATCCCAATTGAGAACGACCACGAAGCCTTTGATTTGTACCTTTTCCAATAACTCTGTCTCCTCTTGATGTAGTAAATTCCTTTTCTGTCCACTTATCTCCTTTTAAGTCTCCGAAATAATATTGTAACGCAGGATTAATGTCAATGTGGTTTTGAATATATTTAATATGGTCTATTGCCTGTGATTGCTCTTCTGAAACCCAAGCAATAAATTCTTTCTTACCAGAAGGATTAAAATATAATTTGTGAAGTAAAGCTGTTTTAGCTAATGTTGATTTTGCGTGACCACGAGGAAGTATAATACAAGCCCTTTTCTCATCACCTAACAATAAGTCGCTTAACTCATACTGATAAGGAGCAGGAGTTGATTTCATAAAGTCTTCAGGTAAAAACATTTGACCAAAAGCAATAATATTTTTACTTGCTATCTCTAATGCTTTTTCTTTTTGAGAAAGGTCTGGAGGAATTATATTAAATAAATCTTTTTTCTTTTTGGTAGTCTTGCTCATAAACCCTGTCTATTAATAATCCTGTTTTATGCGAAAACCAATCTTGGTCTGGCACCTCTGTAAATGAAGAAGATTTTTGCCATAATAATGGTCCAGCTACATATATCCAAGCTTTTTCTTTCTCTTTGTCTGGTAAAGTAACTTCTACTGTTGTTCTTATATAAAGACCTCCGTCAACATTCTCATATCTATCATACATAGAAAGGTCTTCATCCTCTACCTCCATAAGCTCTACAATAGCTCCTTTTCCCTTTTCATTTTTTATTAAAGCTGGATATGACAGAGTTCCAGGAAAAACTAAACTAAATCCCTCTACCTTACCTACGTCTTTTCTTCCGTTTCTAAGAGTTCCATATACTGCTAATTTCACGCGCTACCTACCTCTCCCATTGGTATTCCCATCTCTTTCATAGTAAAATCTGTACCATAAAGAGTTAGGCAATTAATACATTTTAATCTATTACAATCTTTTAATTTAGTTGACCAAACATATACTCCAGTTTGACTCAACCTATGATGACATATTAGACATCTTTTATTTCTCTGTATCTCTCTTAACTTCCGCCAATTTTTTGACTTCGGGTTTTTGAATTGCATTTAATTGCTCCTTTGTAAATCCTTGAAAAAGAGTGACAGATTCTGATTTTTTCTCAGTGTCCATCATTCCTGATATTTTCATCAAGGTTGTTATAGCTGTTATCTTGTCCCTATCATTAGATTCTTGTTTATCTATTATATCTCTCATTTCCTCTAATAGATATCTAGGAGTAATTTCAGCTTCATCTAAATATTTATTTATTTCTTCTCTAACCAAACTTTTAATCCTATCTGTTTTTAGCAACAAGTTTGCTTGATTTGCTGCATAATTTTCATTTTTACTGGGAAATGCTTTCATATAAGCTTCTACGACATCATCTCCTTTTGCAACATACTTAGCAAAAAGAAATTCTTTTCCCGTA